TCAACTTGCCGCGCTTCGTAATCGTATCGGCGCTTGCCGTAACCACGCATAGCCTCGCCAGACAAAATGGCAAACACATTAGGGTTTAGATAAGAGCCTGGGTTTTTAAATGACTTGCCGGTAATGCTCTCGATCTCAGCAACGATCGGCTCCCAGGTGTCTTCAACATAAAGTTCAGGAGCAGATCCGCTTTGCATCTTAGCAGCGTTAAACGATTGCTTGACGTTTTCGATAAACCCACCTTCAGGCTTGCTGCGGCGAGGGGCAGTTGCAAAAGAAGTTGGGTTCACTTCATCTCTGAGGTAGTTACTCATTGTTCGCCCCTCAACCTAATCGCGTCTCTGCGGATAAAATTGAAAGCAGCACCACTTCTTATAAACGTATTGGTTCCCTCAGTCTGCCGAATAAAATCTTTTACGCTTTCGATGTCGTTTAAATCAACATCGCTGTTACTTAAATCTTGCGCCAGGTCCGAAATGATAACCCGATCGCTCTTGCCCGTTCCGTAACCGCCAGATTTTTTAGTGCCCTCAGCTTTGCGCGAGGCGCTAACAAGGTCTTCCATAGTAAATATTATATCAATGTCAGAGGTGTCCGTTAGCATGGCATATTCGTCAGCCCCGTAATCACCGGCAAAAAGACCATAAACCATTTGGCCGTTTCTTTTTCCGAGAACCTGAATACTATAATCCTGGTCCTGAAAGTTTTTGAAAACCTCTTCATCAATAACGCCATCTGCCGCTATCTCGTTAAAGCTTTCATAGCTAACATTTGCTATCGCATAGTTAATTTCATCAGCTGTGCGGTTTGACGGTATAAGAGTGGGCTTACCAGAGACCTCTTGAACACCACCAGTGCCTGTCTGAGGATTGTAGCCGGAAGCTACAGAAACAGCCTCAGACCACAGATCTTCATCAAAATCCTTGCTGACACGGCGAGAAAGGGATTCGGCGTAGTAAGCTTCAGCAGTATCTTTGATATTCTTTTTAAGCTCGGCATTGACCCCGCCAGGCAAGTTTTCATACGCCGTTCCCAACACCTTGAACATCTCTTCTTTGACTAAGGCTTTGTCAGCCCCGACAAGCGGAGAACCATTCTCCTCGATTTCAACGATACCATTTAAAATAATCTCAGCCTGATTGAGCAAGCCATCCTGCATGAGACCCGCAACGTGCGCAGTGACTGGTGAGTTGGGAGCAATCTGGGCCATAACAGCAGGAGCGTAATCTCCAAACAGCTGTGTAATGTCGTTGATTGCCTGCATCCTTTCAACAGCCGTGCCTTTGTTCATCCTTGGCGCATACGCCGCAGCCTCGGACGGAGTAAGGATTTTTAGAGGACCAGATAAGTTATAGTGGCCTTGAGTTTGTATTGCTGCCAAAATTCGGCCCTGGACGCCGGTTTGATCCTCGCCTGTCTCTTGCGTTCTCTGAATCGCTTCTGCTGTCAGGTCTACCGGCTGAACTTTTACAGCGCCTGTTTTTGATGCAAAACCAATAGGATCGTCTGCTAGTTGTTTATCCATATTGGCGCGGAACCCACGCAGGAAATCCAGGCCTAGAAGCTCCCTGGCCTGCAACCCTGGACCGCCCATCGTGTCGCCGGTCTCAAGGCTCATTATCATACCGTCAAGATCTTGAAGGTTCGTGACAGTTTTGATTGAGGAAGAAAGATCCTGTATGTACTGAAGGTCAGCCAAGCCCTCTTGAAGCTCTGTGGCCTCGATGTTGTCCATAAATGGAGCAACCTGGGAAACTAAACTCTCCAGATCAGCAACTCCATTGCCCGGCAAAGTCCCACCCTCTTGGAGTATCTTTGTGTAAGCTGTAATCTGTTCGCCGGTTTTCTTGCCGACCTGATTATTAACACGGATCTGTTTCTGCTCCTCCGCAGAAGCCGCGTCGATAAACCCAGCGCCAGTGCCAAGAGATTGCAGGATCTGGGCCTGAGTTTGCAGGGGAAGCTTTTTTAAAAGCGCAAGTTGAAGCTGGTTCTTGCCTGCTAGGTTTGGATCATTATCCCGAATAGCCAGGCGAATATTCTCAAGGTCACGGCTTGGAGTATCACTGTTTTGGATCGCTTGCATTATATTGCTGGTTACAGCGCCGGTAATAACCGCAAGTTCTTGCTTCTTTAATGCGTCTGGATTGCCTAGACCCAGCTGCCCCATGCGAATACTATCAACGCCAAAGTTGGAAGCAATCAAGTCAAACTCAGCTGGTGAAGTTACAGCGGCTAGGTTCTGCATGGTTGACTGCGCACGGGCAGTGCGCGCTGCTGCGTTGGCGCTCTCTATCTTTTGGTCAATCGTATTGCGCAAGGAAAACCGCTGAGTCAATTCCATTTGGTTGAAACGATCCGTCAGAACACGCCGTGCCTCTCGGTCATTTACATCTTCAAGAAGCTTCTCGCGCGTAGACTTGCTTGCTTGAGACCAAAGACCTTCCTCTTCTTTACCGCCTTCGTTGAAGACATTGCGAAGCTTGCCGGTTTCGATCTTTGACAGGTTTAAAGCCTCTTGGCGTAACGCCTCTTCGCCAGCCAAAAGCTTTTCATTGATCTGCGTTTCACGCGCAGCCTTGTAGCGCATTGCCGTAAACTCAGCAGCTTGCCCTATCACCGCACCAGCTATAGCGTTCTGGGCTTGAGCCTGCTGAACAAAAGGCTGTGCGTTTGCCCTGGTTCGAAAGCTACGACCAGGAGCTTCGGAGGTCATTTGCGATCCGGCTGTGTATGTGGGAATTCTCATGTACCGGCTCCGTTAAAATGGTCTTGCTTGTGGGCGTAGTGAAGTCGCAGGCGCGGAAGATGGTGAGGAAAACATACCGCTGTTGTAACCTAATTGTGCCGCTTGCCCAAAGCTTGAGATTAAGCTTGCTGTGCCTTGAGCCCTCATTGCTGCCGCGCCTGCACCAGCTTCCATACGGGACATTTGGGCAGTAAGCTTGGCGTCTTCCTGGGCATCGTTGATCTGCATGTTGGTGACGTAGTTGTTAAACTTATCAACCGTTATCTCGTACTCAAGCTCTCTAGCGTTCTCGCGCAACACCTGCATTGGGGTTCCCTGAGCAATGTCGATACCGGCATAAGCAAAGTTTGCAACAACCTCGCCCTGCACCTTGCGAAACTGCATCCGCTTTCGCGTGTTAGAGATCAACGTATTATTGTTGATAATGGTGCGCTGGTTTTCTAAGAGGTTTACATCGCGCTCGATGATCTGTGCGTTAAACTCACCGATACGTTGCTGCGCTGCTGCTGCGCGATTGGCCGCAGATTGTTCATTAATACCGCCAAGCAATGATAGGCCCGCTTGGCCAATGGCTAGTGCCGTTAATGGGTCCATTTTGCGTACCTCACATAGTCAAGACCGTCAGGCCCATACTGTTTCATCAAGCCCTCGCTTTGGAAGCCCAGGAACTTAACCAACCTGTGAGCCTCAACAAAATCATGTCGCACAGAAGTCTGCATCCTTCTGGGCTTCAACCTTTTATCCATAGAGTGAAATTCTCGCCAAAGAGCGCGTGAGGTTTTCATCTTCTTTTCTTTAATGGCCTCAGTAGGGATTATCCAAGCCTCGACAACACCATCCCAAAGCTCCGCCATTCCAGCGACAGCGTAAACCACTCCGTCCTCTATCAAAGCAAATCCACGCCCAGGGGCGGTAAACGCATTTAACGTGCTTAAAACGTATTTTACCTGCATATCATTCTCTTTCGTAGCGTTCTTAGCTGCGTGTAAAACGTGCGATCTGGTAAGTGTTACTGCCATCATTTGTCAAACGTGTTCATGCGTGGATACAGGGCCAATATAGTAAGCGGCAAGGGCTGTGTTTGTTGCAAGTATATCCTATCATCGTCATCAAACCCACCCTGGAATTCAATATCTTTATCACCAGTAAACAAAGGTACAGCTTCATCCATAGCCATTGAGCTATCGCGGAAGAACACCCGGTCTATTTCACCAGCATCGTTTCCGATTTCAACGCCAACAGTTTCAAACAAACGCATTGTAATACCGTGAATTCTTTTAGGTTTGCCCTGGGATGTACCGTCTTGAGACCCGCTTTCTAATCGCAGCGTCTGCATACTTGAAGTGTAGCCATACCCAATAGCCGCGCTTGTTGCGGAAAAATCTAAAGTAATTGCTCCGCTTGATACAGTCTTGTCAGGGTGGCTTGCACCATTAGCCAGGATAGAAACATCATCGCCTTCCAAGTGATACATCGCACTAAACCCTGATACAGCGCCACCGGCATAGACAAGCCCACTGTCAACAAAGAACGCAGATGTTGTATCGCCGCCAAAGTCAAAGTTTTTCATAACCTCGACATAGCGCATTGTCTGACTATTGATTGTGCGCTTAACAATCATATAAAGCTCGTCGTTGCCGGTGTCTGTTGGAAGCGTTGAAATGCTTTCTACAACCGCCTGACCGCCGTTAAATTCTCCGCCAATCACATGCTTGTGCCAGGCAACAACAGACTCTTCGCGGCGATACGTTAAGCCTAAAAGTGTGCCATCGGCACGGGTACACCAAACAATATTTTCTGGCTCTTGCTGGTAAGCAAACCCTTCAATGCCACCCTCAGTAATATGCTCTGCCAAAACAGTAATATCTGGGGCTTGATAGCCAGAAGTATTAATCTCACCAACATACTTAAACTCACGAACCTTTCGATTGCCACGCTGCAAGAAAAGCGTAACATCCGCAACCTGGACAGGCTCAATATTTGAGGAACCGTAATTGGAATACTTGCGGATCTGCGTAGTTGTTGGAGTTATAGGCCCATCATTTGTTGTTGTCAGGACGTATTCGCCACCCGAAGTACCTATTGTCAGCACTCGCGTAGCAGAAAGGTAACGGATACTGTTTACCTGGTTTGATGCAATAGTGTAGATCAGAGCATCATCAGCACTGGTTCCAGTGTGAAAGTTTAAATAGTCAGCACTTTTAGAAAACCACAATGTCTGAGGGTTATTGTTAGTTGCCGCAAACACAAGGCGCTGCTCAAAGAAGGTAACAACGCTAGGATAGTTGTCAGTGCTGGTCAGAACTGGCGTATTGTTCTCGTTAATCGTAGGAATGGCAAACGTCCAGGCATTATGATCTGTGCGAGAAAGTGTGCGAACAGCATAGCTCGGGTGCGCAAAATACATAACATCCGCAGACTGTGCAAAGCGTAGATCAAAAATGTCAGCCGCAGCATACGGCGTTGTTTCTTGGTATATCTCGTCAGTAGACCCGCCGGAAGTGTAGGTTGTGTAATTGGTTGAATCAATGTCATTGCCAAACAAATCTTGCAGCGAATAAGTATTTGATGTGCTGTTGGCAATAATGTAGTTGCGGCCGTTTAGCTCAGTCATGCCGCCTACGCTATCTAAGTAGATTTCATCACCGTTGCTGTAACCGTGGCTGGTACTTGTAATAACAACAGGGTCTGCCTTAGTTGCACCCGTAATGCTCTTTGCCGATCCCGTCAAAACTTGCAATCCGTTGCGGAAAACCCGCATGTATTGATCGCCAAACTCTAATATATAAGTGTCAGAGGTTTTGAACTGAAAGGGGATTAGCCGTGTCTTGACGGAGCTATCCTTAACAGCACCCAGGTATTCTGTGCCTGGCCTGCGCGTCAAACCCCCGTGTGGCTGCACAATCATGTTCGTTAGATCAGAAAGCCCAGAGCGATACTTTTCAATATCAATACGGCCCTCAAGGCGCGGAGAGATCTCGCCAGATGTAAACGTACTGATCGCTGGGGCAGAACGAGCCATTTAGAACCTCGCCTCAATAAAGTCACTAGCCTCAATGCGCTCTGGCGCGCCTTCCGTTGCGTCCTCGAAACGAGCATCCTTTAGCTTACGATCAAAGTCAGCCGCAGCAATTTGCCGAACAGTTGTTGATCCAGTGATCGCATAAGAAACTTCATAGGCCAAACGAGAGGCCAAAACCTCAATCAGTCCAGAATCGTATTGCTGTGGGTCTGTAATCCTGGCAACGTACTTAATCTTAGCTGTGCCTTCATCTGTCAAAAGCTTACGGCCTTCGATTATAAACGGCGGTGTATCATTGTTGCTGCGCATGTTGTCAAAAGGGTAAGTCATTGACCCATTGCTAAACTGTAGCACACGCAAGCAATATGGATCAGACGGTAACGCATACTGACGGGCATAGCCGTAAACAGGCGCGTCTGTTTCTTGCGCAAGCTCCGCTCTGCGTATTAGGCAATTCCAAGGGTGAGACCTAAACACGCTGTCCCGAACTGCCTCGTAACGCTGATTAACAATCCTGGCTGGCTTACTGTTCTCACCAAGGGACGTAATGTTGGAAGCACCTAAAGAGTTTAGTGCATAATTGGCAATGTCTACAACGCTGGTCATCAGCTATCTCCATATGGAAAGAGGGGGCGGCGAACCGCCCCACTCCTATTAGTCTACCACATACTTGATGGTCACCTCAATGGTTCCAGTGCCAGCAGCACCGCCCATCGTGGCTGTGATAACAACACCATCCTCATTAGTATCCGTCTCTGTACCTGAGCCTAGGGCTAAGGTGGCAAGGATGTCTACTTTCTGAGCAGATGTTGAAGCAGCAGCAGCTTTGTAAGCAGCCGGAGCGGCAGAAACAGCAGTGCCAGCAGAATTTGTATGCGCTGCATACCCCACTGACAATGTAGTTGATCCACCAAGAGCGTCATGCGCAAGAGAACCCTCAAGCAAACGCGCTCCGTCTGGTAGTGTGAACATCTCAATAACGTCACCGGACGCCAAGGAAGATGCTTCGTATGTGCCATGAGCTACACGGATACGACCCGCAAGCTCATTAGCTTTGTTCATCACGGCTGGTGTTGCGCGTGAGTTAGTACGTTGTG